CGGACCAGTACGACTATACATGACTTAGTGCTAAACAAACACTAGGGAGATGCTCTTCTAGGAGCTTATAAGCACCTTCTGCGATCATCCTATGCTCTAGCTGTGTCCCATTACCACACCTAAGCTGACAGTAATGAATCCAGGACCGAATAGTGCCATTCATATACAGTCGAGTAGGTGTAGCCAGCGGCAACACTTCCCTAGCACACTCCTTAGCTACCCCAGCTGCTATCATCTCTTCATAGACTGCTTGGCTATTAGCAAAGATACTTTCAATAGCAGCACTAAAGTAGTTAGTCAACTTGCCTTCTGTATCTACCAATGACGACTGTCTGTTTGTATGATCTTGAAGACGCAGTTCAGGCATGATAGGATCTGCTGTTACTTTAGCATACCGTTGACTGAACTCCTGAAAGCTAAAGGACCTATGCCTAAGGATCTGTGCTGCTATACTACGTGTAGTGTTAATCTCTACACACATGTTAACCATTTCAAATGGAGACCAATGTTGATGGTCAATAAGATACTTAATTAGTTTAGCACTGGTCTCAGTGTTGGATTGGTTAGCTGGATTACTAACACGTGCCATGTAACTAATAAGTTCTTCAGCGTTAGGTGTGATGTGTACAAGACTAACTGTGTGGGTGGTCATTTTGGTAGATAGAGGTGGCAGTGATATCATCCCATGCTGATGGGATATAACGATTCCTAGTACTTACTGTATATTGAGAATCCAAGTAATCATCACTGACTTTAACTTGCTTTAACTCGTTAAGTGTCTTAGGGTGACGGAATTGATTACGTAAGGGTTGCTTACGATATGTTCTGCTCATAACGTATACAGTAGAATAAGTAGTGACAGGATTCAGAAGGATTGGGGAGAATCAGTACTCCAAGATTCAGTATTAGTTAGTGGAAGTTTGTGTCTTTGGAGGTAGTACTTACAGAATGTCCATTCCCAGGGACATTAATAAAGAGGAAGATGTGTCTTGTTAGAGACATGTCTTCCTCCCTTCACGGAGATCCGATCCACCCTTCGGCGCTCCGCTTTACGGGTGGGATCTGCCTAAACCCAGGTGGGGACTGGGCTCTTTTTTTTACCTCTAGCCTTACGTCTTTGCTCTAAATTCATACCCATAACTAGGTGATTTGTAGCAGCTTGAGGGTCATCTAGGAATGTGTCTAGGATGTCATTCCACTCCTCTTGCTTACGCATCTTAACAGCTTCATAGGCACTAATAGACATAGCGTCTGTAAAGTACTTAACGCCTTGTGCTAGTGAGTCTAATCTGTCGTCATGTTTAACAGCTCCCTTTTCTCTGCACATCCTAGACATCTGATAGAACAACATGTATAGGAGACGCTCCTCGGGTGCGGCTTCTTTATTCGAGTTGTAGTCCCATTCCACCACAGACCTATCAACAATAAGCCTATGCTGATTAAGGACTGGCTCAAGGGAATCAATAATCCTGTCTTCTTTACGGACATTAGCACGTACTTCCTCTACGTCTATTGCTTGTTTAGTTTGTTGTAGGTGCTTCTTAAACAGTTCTGCGACGATACCATCTCCGAAGTTTGTTTCGATGAGTAGTTTAGTAACATTGTACCGCTTACACCCACGCAGGATGTCAAGAAGTGTATTGTCGCTATAGCCGTCGCGATAAGCTCGTACCTCGTGAACGTAGAGAAACCCATTCTTTTGACTTATGTATGTTGCTGCTGTTTCATCACTACCCCTACCTGATGGGTCTACCGAGCAGATTGTTTCGGTGTAGTTACTCCAGTCTCCTTGTAATTGCATCGGGGAATAGAAGTAATCACCTGGTAAGCCAACCGTAGGCAGATCCTTGAGAACATTACGAGGGTCACTGCACCACACAACAGCATCCGGCGCTTGAGTCGGGTTAACAGAGGTAATGATAAGATCTGAGAACTTAAGTGGGAACTTTTCTGCATCACTAAGAGTCGTATCCAACATGAATTGAAGCATGAAGTTACTACGACCCATAGCAGCTTCACGTTCTACTAGGTCATCAGATGAGAAGCGATCAGGGTCTGTTACTTCCCAAGTTTCAGCACCTGTGTCTATGTCCTCTTGTAGTTGCGGTGCTAACAGTCCTTCATAGTTACTAAGTGAACGTGGGTAACGTGCTGGCCATACAAAGGGTCGATAGTTACGCTCAGCTAGTTTACGGTAAATAGTAAAGGTAGTCTGGGGTGTACCCAGGTACATGATACGACTATCTTTCTTTGGTGTAAGAATAGACTCAGCCTCAGTACAGAGTTGTAGGAGCTTCTCCCTCATCATCTCAGTCATCGAGTTACCAGGAACCTCAATGTCATCAAGAATCATCAGGTCTGCACGAGAACCAGTTAGCTGACCCGTGATACCGACACTCTTAACGGAAGGTGCTTGGTGAGGAGAGCAGTTGACATCAAAGCTGATACGACTCCATCGGCTATCATCACTCTTAGGTCTAAGGTGTACTAACCATGGTGTCTCAATGATTAACTTCTGTAGGAAGATAGACATGTTATCTGCCCGCTCCTTAGAAGCTGAGATGATCATGATCTTCTTCTCAGGGTCATTAAAGAGTGTCCACAACACAAACGCTCCAGTAATCCAGCTCTTACCGACTCCTCGGAAGGCTTGGATCTGTAGTCGCTTAGGACCGTGTTGTAGATAATCAGCAATGGCGTATTGAGCACGTGTTGGCGAGGGTAGATCCAGCTGTTGCCACAGTGCTTGAAGAAAGAGCTTAAAATCGCTTTTAAGGGCGGTTAAAGTGTCCATATGGTAGAATATACGTAAAGGCACCTAGAGGCCCCTTGTAGAGGCTCCTAGGCACCAATGGTGAGGGGTTAGACTTCTTTGCGAATAGTCTTCATTGCAGCATCAGAAAACCGCAAGAATTGTGACATAGGATTTAACATGTTTACAAGAGGCATTAGATTGCCTTTTGCAGCTTGCCTAAGTGGATCAGCTTCAGCTCTTTTAGAACCAGCACCTTGACCACGTGGAACTAACTGAGGCTTACCTCCCTTATAATCAACACCAAAGCTAGTAGGACGACCATCGTTGGTGTAGACTTTATTAGCCTTTTTGTCTAACCAATATGGTGTTCCATTAACTGTAACACGTTCAGGACCACCTTGTGCTGCTCTAGGAGCTGCTAGTTCAGTAGCCACAGCGGCAGCAGCTGGTACAGCAACAGGAGCGGCTTTAACAGCAGCCCCAACAGCTGGTATTAGCCGACTCATAATAGGTTTAACTATAGGATCTGTTGCCATACCAATAGCGGTACCTTTGGCAACTTCCTCTAGAGCTTTAGTAGGTTGACCTTTTTGTAGAGGCTCGATTGCAGAACCAACGTTGAATGGTAGTTGACCTTTAATGCCCGGTGCTAGCTGTTTAAGTTGAGAGCCTGTTGGGATTGGAATAGGCAGGGTTGCTCCGATGTTTAGACCACCTCTTGTCTTGCCCAATTCATACACATCAGATAGTTGCGTGATACCAAGTCTACCAACATTACCAGGATCAGGCGGGACAACCCTAGCAGTAGCTTCCGATACACCTTCTAGTTGTGTTGGAAGAATCGGAAACGCTTTAGATTGTTTAGCTAGTGATTGCCTAACTTTTAGAGATTGTTTATCTGGATCAGTTACACCTAAAGCTTCACCAGCTTTTTTAACCAACAGTTGTTGAGCTGGATTAGTTTCTAAATAACCTGCTCTATAAACAGCATCTACAAGATCTGGATACAGTTGATCAACAATTTCTTTTGGAGTGACTTCAGTATTTATCTCACCCATGGTATTGGACTTAAAGTTACCACCGTGTCCAATAATTCCATGTAAATCCCTGGTGGTATAAATTAGTTTATCAGGATCAGTACCAGGACTCATAGTATCAGGCAACTGATCTCTAATAATTTTAATTACTTCAAGTGCTTTCTTGGGATCAGCTTTGAACAGTCTATTTGCTAGTAGTTTTTGATAGATAGGATGGTGACCTTCTAACCGCTGATAGTAGTTACCAGCCTTAATAAGGGTACCTTCACGACTATTAAGTTTACGAACAGCTTCGTCAACTTCTACATCACCGTTTAAGTATTTATATAAAATATCAGCAAATAGATCATCACCTTGATTTACAACGTTAGCATAAGCTCTAACAGTAGGTGATTTAGATAATTGTTTAGATTTAATAAGAGGCTCGCTTTCGCTTTGCAGTTTAACTGCAGTTTCAGCCAGTAGCTGAAATAACTCCTTATCCATTGGGATTACTTAGCTCCCAACTACATTGGACCCGCCTTTGTCCATGTTATTCTTACGCTTACGCTCCTCACGTTCCATGATCTCGCGTTGACGTTGATTACTCATCATGTCTTCACGACCTGCACCACGACGTTGACGAGGCTTAGTCTTTCCCTTAGGTTGTTCTTCTTTTTTCTTAGCCTTGTATTCACCGAATGCAGGACCCATGTACTCCTTACCATTAGGGGCATCGAAGACGGTAGCTGAGCCGCCCCTAACCTTATCAAGATCCTTAGAGGTGAGATTACTACGCCCTTGTTGACGTGACATCGAAGCAGCAGTAGCCCGATTAACAAAGTCCTTAATGTTTTCAACTACAGACCCACGGTTCTTCTTTTGCTTGTCGTCTTTTTTCTTGTCCATAATTAACGAATGTGTGATAGAATAAGTGTTTCCCTACTGGTGATACCAAATGTGTCCCTCATCCATTGTAGCCAATTACTACTTCCTTTAGCCTGATTGCATTTCCTACAGCTGGGTACCAAATTTGAAGTAAGGTCTTCGCCACCAAAACACTTAGGGCGAACGTGGTCAAGTGTAAGTTCATGTAGTTCATAAGTTTCTCCGCAGTATACGCATTGACAATTAAAGTATTCCTTAATTGCACGACGGTGTAGCCTTTTTGCTTCAGAGCTTGTCATCGTTATTAGGTTGTGGAGGTAGTGATCAGGACTAGGAAATAGCGGTGTCACATTATTAGATTGGGAATGGATTAGCCATACTTTTTACCCTTACGTGGGCGTGTACGGTTAGCTTTAGGGGACTCTAGTTTGCCTTTATTGGGACCTGTATGGGAAGCATCCATACCATCACCATTACCATAAGTACCAAGCTTACGGTTCAGTTTATTAGCGTTAGTACGGATCTTGAGACCCTCCTTTGTTCGATTGTATTCAGCCTGTTGCTTAAGACGCTTAGCCTTAGCTTTAGGGTTATTCTTGTAGTAACTAGATGTGCGACCCATGTTTCCTTCCGTAAAGGCGTGTTTGAATAAGTTCAGGGTCTACCTTAGGCATGATGGTGGCTAGTTTATCCAACGGATTACCCGAATACGCCACACCCGAAATGTCGTTCTTTGAAAGCCAGTCACAACACGCCTTCAAATCCTGAGTGGTAGCTTCTCCAGACTTAATACGCTTTAGAAACTCCTCAGTAACGAGGTTGTGTAATTGGTTGAAGGCATCTTCAGTCGCCTTTTGATGTGCCATAATGTCCGTTAGTGTAAATTTTCATTTTTCAACTGCGTATAATGCAAACGATTGGGTAATGACATTAGTCATGAGTTGGCCTAATTCACCACCTGGATCACAGGTTTCAGCGTTTGGCTTCATTACTAGGCAAGTGGCTGTAGCTCCAACAATGATAGCTAACTGCACCCCGGTAACCGTAGCAACCAAGGTGAAGGCAGCACGTTTCATCAACCACTCCTCAATACAATCTGATCTAGTTTATTTTCGATGCGGATCATGTGATCCTCCATCTTTTGTAAGGCGTTAGCTAGCTCTTGCCTAGGTACGTACTTCTCAGCAAGACGTAGTTCAACACCGTCAATACGCTTGTCAATTTGATCCATACGTGAGATAGATCGTGAATTGATAGCCAAGACGCCACCACTAACACCGATAACAAGAGAGATGACTCCTGTAACAGCAGCTTCAATCATTTCTTTTGGTTGATGATATTTATCAGTTTAGTGCTATAGTCAGGATC